CGGGGACGGACAGAATTTGTGGCCGCTGTTTTCGCGATAGAAAATATTCGATAATTCGCGACGAGGACACTGGAATTCCGAGGTATCACCGTGGCAAGAACAAGAGTCGAATACGATGATGCGCGACTACGAAAAAACATTAGCAATTTTGACAATACCTTTCGACGTAATTTACGGGCTGTGGCTGAGTTTCAGGCTGCCGAAACGACTGGTTGGCTTAAAACAAATGCACGCTGGACAGACAGGACTGGCGCGGCTCGCTCAGGACTCTACGCAATTCCCAACTGGGGACCGGGATTTATCGAAATCTATATGGCCTACTCCGTTTGGTATGGGATTTGGCTCGAAACCGCTCACGATAGAAAATACGCAATCATTACCCCAGCGATGCGGATCATGGGGGATGCGCTAATGCAAAAACTTAATGGGCTATTGGATGAGATGCAGCCATGATGCCAAATATTATTTATCAAAGATTGGTAAATGATTCCCAATTAGAGACTCTTCTCGGTGGAAGTGGGAGAATCCATGAATCCCAATCAGTCGATAAACGAGTTTCAGACAACGGATTCTTTGTCCTTATTTCCTTTGAAGAAACTCTGTTGTCAGCACCATCCAAACTCAGCCGTGGGCCAAGGACCATCACTATCTCCGTACACAGACCGTGGGAGATCGACAGAGACTACGATTCAATTACCGCTATTTTGAATCGAATTGATGAGTTAATTTTACCAATTGAAGATGAGTCAGGAACTGATGGAATTAGGGTCACATCTATCAGACGTGGCTCGCCTGCCAGGTCGGCCAACCACTCCGACGAGGGCTACAAGACGGCGACACGCTGGGCAACTTACGGCGTGTTGTACCAGGAATATGCTGCCTAGCAGCTAACATAGATCACGAACAACCGCTAAGGAGAATGTCATGGCAACGGGTAGTCGCAGCAGTGGTCCCAGTAATTCGGGTGCTTCCGGGCAGCCAGCCGCCGTTGGTCCGAGTGAGGATTTGACACCGGATCAGCAAGCCGAAATTTTGGCAAATGATACCGCTGATGTTTCCCCGCGTGCGCCCGAGCCGGAACTTTCCGGTAAGCGAGTTCGCGCAATTCCGGCAGTAATTACTAATTCCGGTGATCGCGGAACCACGATTGAGGTTCGCAAGAGCGATTTTGCTTCCAAGGGAATTGATCACGCGACTGTTGTTTTCGATAGCCGTAAGGATCACTTTACCCTTCCGGTTGGTAAGAACGGGCTTTCAGAAGAAGCTGCTGATTTTCTTACCAAGAATTATCCCACTTCGTTTGAGTACATGGGCGGTTAAACCGTGTGCGTGAGATTCGATGTGACAGAAAGTTTTTCGGTCAGGTAAGCGAAAATTCAATAGGGATATTCGTAGCCCAGTGTAAAAGTGTTTTTTGTAAAACTCGACCGGACGCGAGTGAGATAGTTGAACATCACTGGAATCTCGAACAGACAAATGAAGATGGAATAATTAAGCCGGTTGAAACCGTAAGAATCGTCACAACCGGAAGCGAAAGGAAATAATAACAAAATGACCGCACCCGTTACTGACGCACTTCCTTACGGTGTTCGTGACCTTAAGATTACGAATTACCTTGATGCTTTGGGTATGGTACTTGGTCCGCAATCTGTTGACCTGCCTTATATCCAAACGCTGAACTTTACCGAGGCCGAGGAATTCGCAGAACTGCGAGGCGATGACAAGCTCATCACTACTCGTGGTCGCGGTTCTATGGTCAACTGGGATTTGGAATCCGGTGGTTTGCCGATTCCTGCCTGGGCCGCAATTACCGGTGGTTCGGTAATTGAGCGTGGATTGGAGCCGGATCGTGAAATTGAGCTTCAAAAGCGTGCGACCCAATCTCGCCCGTGGTTCCGTATTGACGGCAAGATCATTTCCGATTCTGGTGGTGATATTCTGGTTCGGATTTATCGCTGCCGCGCTAACGGAGATATTACGGCAAACTTCACCGATGGCGAATTCCAAACCTCTGCCATCACGGGTGTAGGTTATCCGCTGCTTGATGACACGAACGATCTTCTTTATTCGATCTTCCGTCGTGAAACCACAAAAGCACTGACTCTTACGCCTGAGCCTAATCCGCTTCAAAGCCCGTTGAATTTGGCTGCTGGCACAGTTGGCGCAACTTCGGGTGAGGTTACGTGGACTCCGGTTGTTGGTGCTGAAGAATATTTGGTGGAATACGCAACTTCGCCGTTCTCTAGCTGGACGGCAGTTACGCCAAATCCGAGCGTGGCGAATGCAACTCTTTCGCCGTTGACAGCATCGACTACTTATCGGGTTCGCGTTTCCACAATTGTTGGGGATGAGACTTCTGATCCCTGCCCCTACATCACGATTACTACGCCTGCGTCGTAATCGAAAAAGTTGCTGGCCCCGGCATACTTCCCCGATGCCGGGTTCAGTATAAAAATAACATTTCTATAGGTGCCCCAGGAGGCCGAAATGTCAGATGACGAATTTGCTATTTCTCTAGATTGGCAAAAGCACAAGGATTTTAGAACTCCTTTTAAGTTCACGCTTGAGCCAATTAAGGATGACGAAGGCAACGTAATTCGTGAGCGTGGGCAAAAGATGTTGCTTCGCCACGTTGAAATGCCTGATCTGCTTAAGCATGGTCTTGCCGCTGAGCTTGACTTTATGACAAAGCAGATTATGAGGGGCGATGACAAGCCCAATAAAGAAGTTGTCAGTGAGGCTATTTCTCAAGCCGATGCGCTTCTCAAAATGGAAGCGATGGTTAATGCCGTCTGTCTAGCCGGTGTTCTCAAACCCAAGATTTATCCTGTGCCCGAAAACGAAGATGCCCAAAAGCGTCAAGAGGGCTTGTTCTACGTGGATCAAATTCCCTGGGATGATCGCCAGGAATTGTTTAGCGTTATCTTTGATAGCGCAGGACTGAGTGACTTTCGCGAAGAACAAGAGCCTGATGTGGGAAACGTGGCAGATGTGCAAGAGCTACAATTGCCTGCCGACGGACCTGTGGGCGATTCCGAGGACAACGCCGAAAGGGTATTATCTCAATAGGGGAGTTTTCTATTTTGGCAGAAAAGTAGAAGCTGATATGGCTGCTGCTGATGCTCAATCAAGAAAGGGTAGAAAATCAGGCGCAGGAACGGATCGTTTAGCAAATGCCGCAAGGCTACGAGCTTTGGAAAAGAATATTGGAGTACCGGTGAAACGTCATCGTGATCCAGGTTCAGTTTCAAATTACAATCCGTTCCAACAAGGCAAAGATGCCGAGACTAACCGGACGAAAGATGAAAGAGTTGTTGTTATGAAGGGCTTTTAAGAAAAGGTGGTGAGAAGTGCCAAACGATAATCTTGGTACTGCTCATGGTCGCATCCGAGTAACTTACGAGGAACGCGGCGCAAAACAGGCCAATGCTGCCATGCAGAAGATGCGTGCGCAAATGGCAGAGATGAATCGCCGTCTTGACACTTTTGAATCAAGCCTTAAAGATACCGACGCTGGACTTCGTAATACTTCCCGTGGTTTCGACAATAACGCACGCTCGTCAAAAAAGTTTTCTTCTAGTGTCAGTGAATCTGACAAGAATACTAAAACTTTTTCAAATGACATACGTCGTTTGGAGCGCGATCTAAAAGCACTTGAGCAACAATTAGCTCGCACTCAACGCGGCATCCATGATGCCGGTAACGCCGCATCTGGCCGTGGCGGGGGTAGCTCCGGTGGTGGTGGTGGAGGCGGCGGTTTTGCTGCTGGTTCGGTTGCTGCTGCGCGAATGAATTCGCAATATGTATCGCTGAATAAAACTCTTAAAGAGATGAATAAATCTCTTGCCGATATGAATAATGGCCTTGATGATGGGGCTTCGGCAGCGCGAGGTTTTTCTAGTTCGTTTTTCGATTTCCATAAAAACATTCGTGCCAACATTAAAGACACTCGTGATTTCGCTCGCGATCTTGGGCTTCTTTATGACTTGATGAAAGTTGGCGAAACCCGAGTCAAGCAATTCGGACTTGCATTTAAACTGCTTGATACTGCCGGTGGACTTACCGGAAGTCGCAGTGTTTTGCGAGCTACATCCATTGCCCTGAACGAAATGTTTGGGGAAATGAATAAAATCTCTAACGGGATAAACTCTCTTACTCGTGGGATTGCCGGATTTACTGGCGTTTTTTCAGGAAAAGGCTACGATCATTTCCAAAAGAGTTTGTTGGGAACTCGTGCAACTCTTGCTAATATTGGTGGCGTAGTAGACCGAGTTAAAACAAAACTTTTCGGTATCAATGATGCTTTTAATCGCTCGCCAGTGTGGGTGCAACAGCTTCGTGGCGTTCTATTAGGCGTCGGTAAAATTACCGGTGCAATGGGATTGTTGGGTGCGGCATTAGTTCCATTGACTAAGATGGAAGCTTTTGCTAACTCTGGAATTTTCCAAAAGCTTATCGGCGGGGCTGATGGTCTACAACAGAAGTTTCGACTTCTCAATGTTTGGACCACGAGAACTTTTGGTAGAGGGGTTATTCCACAACGCTTTATCAAAGATATTCAAGGCACAGAGGCAAGTCTACGAAGCTTTCTAGAGCGTGGTTCTTTGGGGACTATTAAATTCTCCAAGAGTCTAGAGGAATCTAGGCAAAGAATTCTTTCTTGGGCTAAAGACGCCAAGGGGTTTGTTACCGGTATTGCTTTGATGACTTCTGGTGCCATGAATCTGTGGCACCGTTTTGAGTGGTTTTGGAAACTTCCCAAGCCACTTATGGCCGGGTTGGCTTTGGGTATCGCTAAGGTTTTACCGACAGCACTGCATTATTTTGGTGCCGCACTTAAGGGAACATCAAACCTAGTTGCCGGATTGTGGGATGGTATTAAAACGCTATCCGGTGGCCTGACAGTTTTGCCAGGTTTGTTCGCAACTTTGGGTGCTGCGGTATCTGGTCTAGCTCCGGTTTTCTTGGGTCTTAAAGATGCGTTTAAAGACGTGTTTTCTTCTGACCCAAATAAAGCTCTAGAAGCTTATTGGGCGTTGCCAGAACATCTTCGTCCTATTGCAGATTCTATTAGGAATTTTATTCCTCGGTGGAAGGATTTGCAGAAGAATCTGCAAATCACCGCAATCAAGGGATTGCCCGAACAAATCAAGATGATCGGGGATACCTATTTCCCGATTTTTGAAAAGGGCGCTCATGGCGTAGTGGTTGCTGCTCGCCAGGTGAAGAATGCTTTGGTTGATTCTCTTATGGAGGGTCAGACCCAAACTGCTATTCAAAGCGTATATTCAAATACCGCTCAGGTTATTCTGCAACTTGCAAATGCTACAAAAC